CCGCATTCAACCATGTCACGAATGATGTGACCGTGCCGTAATCCAGTGAATACAATGCCGTCACGTTTGATTGCTGCAATGATTATTTTCATTTCGTTTCCAATAAATAATCCCATAAATGGCCGGCTGAATGTAAATATCGTTTTTCTTTGTTATTCATGGTAATAAAATATTCGTCAGCCTTTTCGCCAAACTCAACTTCGTAAATCCAATATGAAATAATCGCAAATGCATCATCAGTGTCAGCCGATAATGCTTTGATCAAATCATCGATCAGCACGGTTGTATATACGAATCGATTATTATTTATTTCAGGATCGCCGAGCTTTGTGATCAATCCGCCGACTTCGACATCACGATCGTATTGCTTTTTGATTCCGTCCATAATGGCAATGAATGCATCTCGTGAAATCATTGGTCGTAATCTCCGTTCATAACCTTTTGTGCTTCACTATCAAGACCGACTTCACGCAAATCTTCGATCATTTGCATTTTCGGCGTTGCGAAATCACTCGTGAAATCGCCATATGCACCGCTTAAACAGCGATTGATGACTTTTGCGTATAAACCCGCATTTTCACGCTCAAGACGTGTTGCGAGCTCGTTAAATGGCGTATTATCATTCATGATTTTGCTTTCTTGATTTGCTTTAATGCGTGGAATAACGGCTCAAGTTCATTTGCGAGCTTTGATGTTTCAACCATGCGTTTGATTTCGCCTTGTGTCATTTTCGATAACACGGCCAATGCATCAGGTTGTTTCGCTAAATATTTATGACCGTCATATTTGTAAAAACTCAAATCAGGTTCAGCAAGATTGCGTGTGATCCATTCAGCACGCATACGTGGACCCCAAATGCCTTTTGCGACACCGTAACTCAACTTCGTACCGTGTTTGTAAATGTGTTCCATGTCATCTTCGATCGAAACGCCGTTGCCAATGCCGATGTAGCATTTGAAACCAACATATTTGTTATAGATCAGCACGACACCGATATTTTGACTTCCGATACCTGTTGCACCTTTGTCAAACCATTCGACATCAATGAATTCTGAATCGTTGTTATTCATAACTGCATATCCTCTCTGTTATCGTAATACGTTGCTAAATGCACGTGATAAAACGCACGCACTGATCGGCGTTTCGGACAATTTTCAAACCACAAATCATAATTCGGGTAAACGTAATCTTTCAATATCGTTTCGAATTCGGCTTTTTCGTTGTCGTTCAAATCCCACCGATCGGCAACGTCACCACGTCTTGGCACCAACATGTGATGCGTTTTGAATGAAATATCATACGGAAATCGATTGTTGATGACACGCCAATACTTGAAAATCTGCAATGCGGGCTCAAGTTCAAGCGGTAATGTCGTTTTATCGATTTTCGCCAATTGGTAATGCAATTCGCCGTTGACCGTTCGCAATGACATCGGCACATCAGCTTTTGCATTGCATTCGCCACCGGTTCGTTCGGGGCAATCGATCGATGTGCATGTTATTTGCGTTTTCATTTGTGCGGACACTTTGCGGTTGTGTGTTGATTTGAATTACAGATCGTGCATATTTTCTTTGCCATATCAATTACCTTTTCCAATCGTTTTTTGAACTGTTACGTTATCCATACCGCCCGCAATCGACATCATGCGTTCGGCTTTCTTCAATGATTCCATAGTCACTTCGGGTCGTTCACGTTTTTCGTCATCGGTGCTTTCACCATAAATGCGGTGTTTATGTACAAATGCTTCGGCAAGTTCAGCTTCGAATTTTTTGCGTTCTTTGCGAAATGCATTCAAATAAACGATTGCGGCATTCAATGTTTCAATGTGTTTGCTCGGCGTGGTTTTATAGAAAAATACTCGTGCTTTTTTGTTGACGTTCAGATCACGATGTTCAGGCATCAATGCGAATTTGAAACAAACTTGTGCAACGATCTGCATTTCGAGCTCGTTTTTAATTTTCACTTCAAGCATATATTCACGAACGTCAGTTGCAGACATCACGTCATCGAAATCATAACCTTCACGATCGCAAATCGCTTGAACCATATTCAGTGCGGTTTCTTTTTCGCCACCGATACCATGACGTGCAAGTGCAATGATTTTAGTCAGTTTTGGATCAATATCAATCATCAGTCGCATTCCTTAACGCCGTTTGACAACATTTGGTGTCGGCATCGATAACCGCCACGTTCTTTGTTGCATTGCTTGAATGACATCAGCCAACCGATGAAACTGATATACAGAAGTGCTATTTTTAATCTCATGACGTTACCTCACTTAAATTATTACCAGTCCAATATGCAAAGCTCAAAATATGTGCCATGTGCTGGATTTGATAACTTGACGGCTGATCACGATGCAACCAACCGGCACGGCTTACGATTGATGACGATCCATACAAGCCATTTAGATTCAGTACACCATACGGCAACCCCTCGCACACTTCAACAGCCAAATCGACAAGATCGGCCGTGACCGCAAAATAAAACTGATTCGGTCGATATGCTTGTGAGTATGCATTGAAACCAGTGCTATTATCTGGTCGTGGTGGTTTTGGTATCAAATAAGTTTCGTGTTTGTGCAGTTTCGAACATTTGCCGATTTTATCGTACAAGCCTTCGGGCTCAAAAATGTCACCTCTGATATGTGCGTTTATTGTTTTGCCGCCAAGTTCCATTTGTTGCGGACCCTGAAATTGCTTGTTGTGATTGCGTGTGAGTATTGCATTTTTAATTGTTTTGACACTGTTCAATTCGCCCATTAGATCGGCACGTGACAATTTGATTTCATATTCGATCAGCATATCGCTTTTTGTAACCGACAGAATATCGGGTTTATTGAATTCACTGATTTCAGATACAACGATCTGATGACCGCTTTGACCGATCAATTTTTGTGCAAGTAATCGTTTTGCATGTGCGGCGTTTTTAATATCAATCACGACTTTTTAATCTCCTTGATCAATGCCAATGCATCGAGTATGTTTTGACCCGCATTTTTAATCAATATTTCGATTCGTTTGATGTCTTTTTCTTTCATGATCGACCGTCCAGTGTGTCACGTGCTGCATCACGGAAATATCGGCCAATGCTACCTTGCATCGGCCATAATGTGTCGATTTCATCAGGCTTGCCAAGAACTGATGTATCGTAATTGGCGGCGTGCATGATGATCGTGTGCATTCTCATTGCAGAAATTACAAGTGCCATTTGTTCGGGAGTTGGCATCGGCACTTTGTAAAAATTCGATTCATCTTTAACTGTCGGCGTTATCCATTCGACAAGTGTTTTGCCGTCTGACATTTTCGTTTGCTTGTGACCTGTATAACTCATGATGCAATCTCGCTGAAATATTTGTTGCACCAGTGACACCATTTGTTATCGACATCACCTTGCGACCAACTGCAGATATTACCAACAGGGCAATAAACGAATTGTCGATCGCCGATTGTCGTACCGATGAAATGTGTTTTATCGAAATGTTTGATGTCATCACGATTGTTCACGTCACGGTTAATTGCTTTTGCTTCGCCATTTTCAACGCCGATCACGTACATCATGACCGACCATGCAAATATAACGATCAGTAAAATTGCATCGTTCATGACTTTTTACCAATCCTACTATCACGAATCAAACATGCGGCGGTATAAAATTCACGCACCTCGGCATCTTCTTTTTTGCCAAGATATATACTCGCTTTGATGATGTATTGTGCGAGCTCAATCATGCTGCAAAACTTGAAATTATCAAATCGTTCGTCTTGTTCGGCTTCTTGTAATGTCATTTCATTTTCACAATCAGATTAGCGACATCGCCGAGTGCGGTATCTTGAATATCGTCAACGGCAATTACTTGATTCGGGTGTATTTTTCGGAATTCAACATAATCACGCTTATCCATGTAATGCGTAACGTATCGATCGAGACCGAATGATGCACCAACTTGACGTGCGTACAGCTCGCCTGATCCACTCCAAACAATTATTCGGGTATTCTTAAATGCACGCTGCAAAATGATCAGCATGGTGCGTATATCTTCGTTTGCGACTGGTGCAATGTCTTGATCGACAGTGTTTGATCGCAATGTACCGTCAATATCAAATGCGACATAGTATCGTTGCATTTTGTTGCGTGGTAATCCTAGTTTTTCGTTTGCGCCCACCATGACGATTACTTTTTGTCAGCTTTCTTGTCGCCACGGCCGAGTGATAACAATTTTTTCGTTTCAGCTTTGGTTGTGCCGAATGTGTAATTAACGTGCGGTTCTTTGCCGGTGACTTTCACCTCTTTGGTAGTGATATTGTGCGTTTCATTGAACGTATTGAAATTCTTTTTAACGATCGTGACGTTCGACAATATATCGCCGATCACGCCCCAACCGATAATAAATGCACTCAAGAAGTCAAAAAACGATTCTGTTGCACTTTCGGGTTTTGCATTGAAACCGAAATATGCGGTTTCAGTGAACCAAACAACAAACCCGATAATCACGATGATGATGTATTTACTAGGCATCTTGAATGATCGCATATTATTTACCAACTTTCTCGGCGTTTACAAGGCCGTCAGCGTGTTTGTTGATGTATTGTTGAGCATAAGTCAGTTCAGCAAGTAAACGTGCGATATTGTGTTCTTGTGCATCACTCAAGCCTTCATCTTCGACAGCCCAACCAAGTTTTTCGGCGATCTGCAAATCTGATTCAGTGATTTCGGCAACCTGCGATCCGTATTCACGAAGTAATATCAAATGTTCTGGTGTCAGCACAAATGATTCGAGCATAGTCGCGTAATTACGGCGCCCGACTTCGGCGAGTATCGCTTCAATCTTTTCGTTTACTTTGGCGACCGCTTTTTTCTCGGTTTCGACACGTGACATACCTTCGTTGCGTTCACGCTGCAATGCGACAACGTTTGTTTGTAACTGTTCATCGCTCATTGTTTCGTACGGATTTTCTTGCATATTATGCCCCTTTCACAGGTGTTAATTTGAAATTACCTTTGATGTCACGGATCGTATACGTTCCGTCAGCGATCGGCGATAATCCACGATTGCCAACAAATTGATCTTCAAGCCATTTGTGAATCGTGCAATTAAACAAATCGGGTTGACATCGCATTGTGTGTTTCATGCTGAAATCGCCCAAACGAATTTCGGCCGTGTGATATTTGTTGATACGACCTCGATTTTCAAGCTCGGTTATTAGCTGATCATCGGTGTATTGTGTTAGATCGGTTTTCATACGTGGTTGCCTTTCTTGTTTTTAATTATATCAAACATGTTCCGTTATGCAACAGGCTTTTGACGTTCGTTTCGAAGTTTCTCGATAAAATCGATTTCATGTTGCAAATCACGAATGATCACATCATCGGTTGCTTTCTCCATCATGTCTAATAATTCAAGGTATCGAGCCATTAAATCATCGGTCGTCATGACGAATAACCACGCTTCGGTTTGTCGGCGGCGTTGGACTTTGCCGTAATCATCAAATTCAACTTCAACGGTCGAACCCTTGTCACTGTTACATGATCCGTGTGCTTCTTGTAAATTAGATTGCACGTGAACCAAATCAGGGCGTTTTGTACGTGGTATTTTGTGATCAACGGTACAAAGTTCAACTTCTGCATCAACTTCGCTTAAACGTTCGTCACGTGGTGCGACCATTGGCACATGCTTTTTCGGGCACGCAATGATTTTACACCAATATAAACCCTGAGCATCACCAGTGTTATTTGCAAAAAATATTTCTTTCGTCTTTTTCCAACGATCAGATTGTTTGCCGTTTTTCTTCAAACGTGACCGTTTCATCGGGTGCTTGTTCGGCCGTATAACCGTATTAGTTTGACGAATTGGTGTCTTTTGCTTGATACCAGTTTTTTTCACACGTGGACAAAATGCACGTGAATGATAAATCGATCCGCATTCTTTGCATGGATTCGATTTAATCGGTGAGTTTCTTTTTAGTGGCATGATACTCCTGCAGTCGAGTTAATGAATGAACCGGATATGGTCGATCATGCTTGAGCTGCTTGAACTTGTTTTGCAATAAAACAATGTACGCTTCTCTGTTAAAACAATCTTCGCATAATTTGCGCTCAAGATCGATCATGTGAGCTTCAACAATAAATGTTTCGCCACAAATGCATGTTTCCATATCCGGTATATTATTCATGTTATTGGTTCAGTGTGTCGTAATCTGACTTCTTAACTTTGCGCTTTCGAATAGCGATCTGCAAGTATTTGCGTGCGGTTTTGCGTGACACATCGAGTATCTTTTCAACCTCTGATCGATTTTTGTTAGCACGAAACAGCCTGATTGCTTCTTCAAGTCGTTCGTTATATTCCGATCGTGACGGCAAAGGCTTTTTTTCAGCCAATAACGGATTCGGCATTTCTTCGTAATCAAGTTCGTAATTGTCGAGATTGATCACTTTTTCAAGTAATTTTTCTGCACGAGCTTTTGCACGCCCCAATTCTTTTTTACCGACACGTGCCAGTAAAAATGTCAGATCGTTGATTTCAACGTTCTTCGCCGCAATGTCACGGTTATATTTTGCTTTGCTTACAATCATCTGGTTACCCTCCTTTGATTGTTGTTTATTTATCGGATTATTCCGACCGAGATTCAGTGTCGTGCGTACGTTTCAGTTTGCCAAATGCGACCGCACGAGGATCGCCAGGCTTGAATTTGGTCGGCGAATTTTTGCCACCAATTTTACCGGCATTGCTTGCAATTTCAGAACGTCTTTCGGGTGTATGATTTTTTCTGTATGTTTCAGATGCTTTTTTGCCGAGCTTCGACCGCCAATCGGGGCCGTGCTTAGCGATCATCGTTTGTTCACGCTTTTGTGCGGGTGTTAGTGGTATTTCAGTCATTCGTATCTCCTAATTCTTCTTCTAATCGTTCGTGAATTTTATCAATGTCATTTTGGATCATTATTGTTCCAATAATCCAAAACGCCATGCACACCCCGAAAAATATCATTACTGGTATCAATCGGTAAAACGTGGCAAGTGCGAAAAACGGTATTGTTACGATCATCATGATGTAACCGCCTTTGCGTGCTTTCAATCGATCGATATAAGCCATTTCTAATTCGCCAATATCCATGTATTCGATTTCACGTTCTCGATGTGCCATTATTTGTACAACCCCTGCAGTCGCTTAATGCCGTTTGATGACGGATCAAGATATAGCATGTCACCTTTGCCAGTCAGTTTTTCGGCGCCTGTTTCATCAAGAATGATTTTCGAGTTGATTGCATTGGTCGTCATGAATGCGATTTTAGTCGGAATGTTGGCTTTGATCAAACCAGTTACGACATCGGCACTCGGTCGTTGTGTTGCAAGAATTAAGTGCATACCAACGGCACGTGCTTTTTGAGCGATGCGAATGATCGATGTTTCAGCAAGTGGCGGTGATGTTTTTTCGATCGTTTCTTTAATTGCGGCTTTGGTGGCTTTTTGAGTAAGTTTGCCATTGCCTTGTTCGATGAACCACATCAAGTTTTCGTTGAATATTTTGACGTCCATTGTATCGACACTCGGTGCAATATCGCCCATCATCAAATCAGCGAATTCATCGACAACGATAACGATTTTCGGCATTTTGTTGCCAGGCTTCGCATTGTATTCATCGATCGTACGGCAATTTCGGCGGCGTAATGCTTTGTATCGGGTTTCCATTTCGGCAACCATGTCATCAAGCGTTTTGCACGCATCGATATTGTTCGTGACGACTGGTTTGAATAAATGCGGTAACTTTTCAAATTGCGTGAGCTCGACTTGTTTCGGATCGATCAATACCAATTTCAATGCATCGGCATCGTTTTGTTCGGTCAACGAAGTCAGTATCACGTTCAACATAACTGATTTACCTGCACCAGTTGCACCCGCAATAAGCATGTGAGGGGCATCAGCAAGGTCTTTGTAATGCGTTTCGCCGTATACATCGACACCAATCGGAATTTGCGTTGTACCACGCTTAAAATGACTGTCAGCGAGTGGCACGGTGGTTCGAACTTTGTTCGGAATCTCGACACCAACAAGTGATGTGCCAAATATCGGTGCATCGATGCGAACGCCGTCAGCTTCGAGTGCGAGTGCAATATCGTCAGACAATGATTTAATCTTTGCCATTTTCACGCCGATTGACGGTTTGAATGTGAATTGCGTGACACTAGGTCCAACATGCGTGCCTTCGATTTTAAGACCGACACCGAATTCGCTGAACTTCGCTTTGATTTTGCCTTCGGGTCCGTATTGCGTGTCGACTGCATCGTGTGCGCTCGCAACGTAATTCTTTTCGGCAAATTGCACTTGTTCTTTTTTATGCTCGACACTTATTGGTGCATCAACACCGATCACACCTGATCTAAATACTTCGAAACTGTTTTGGCCGTCAAATATGTCGTTCGGGTTTGGCAAATACTGATAACCGTCAAGAATAATGTTATTGGTTGCCGCTTCATACAGTTTATAGAATGTCGCAAAATCATGCATCTGATCGAATTCGATTGTGTACTCTTGCGTTTGCGGTGAACCGTCACGATTCTTTGATATTTTGCATTCACGATAAATGACACGTGCTGGTGCTTTGCCAAACTTCCATTTGACCGTGTGATACAAGAAATACCCTTGAATGAATTTCGGAAAATCATCAACTGATCCGTCAGTGTACGATTTAACAAACTTGTGATCGATGATTTCGATTTCGCCGATCGCATTTTCAGTGATCAAGTCAGATTTCGTTTTCGCCGGCAACGCAAGTGTTTTGCCGTCAACGGTTTCAAGCGGTGCAACGATCGCAAATTCGACACCAAGTATTTTGTGATACGTTGGCAATTCTTCGAAATAAAAGTTGATTGCTTGATTGTAATTATTGATGATCTGTTCACGTGTGCCAGTTTTGCCGTAATTGATGCCACTGTCAGACTGGTTGTTGATGTTAGTCAATCCAATGTCTTTTGCTTCGGTCAATGATCGGCCGTTGTAATAGGCTTCGACCGCTTTGTGTGCAGAAATGCCGACAAGTGCGCTCGGTGACGTGAGATTGTCATATATCTTGAGAATGTATTGTTTTTTGAATGCTAGTGGATTACGCAAAAACTGCGACATACTAGACGGTGACCAGTGGTCAATCGGGATAATATTGCTCATTTCGTGGTTGCTTTCTTGTTAAATGATTATGGTTCTATTGTATCAAGCGTGTTCCGTTGTGTCAACGGTTCAGTCTTGAATAATTGTCAGGTAATATTCATCGTCAAAATAAATGTCTTGGGCTCGACCTTCGTGATTGTCGTATGTGATCGCACGGTTGCGTGCAAGCATCAATGCATCGGCCAAACTCAAATCGTCAATGATTTCAACGGCCGTATCAGCATCGTTCAATGGCTGGTGTCGAACACTGTATGATTTCTCACTGTCATCAGCTTTTTCGATTCGTTGTTTTGGCGATCCTGCATATTGACCGCATCGAGTGCAAAACGGTGTTGCTGGAAATATGCCGAGCAATTTATCAGGGTTGTTGAATGAATGCCCTTTGAAATAACAAATTAAATTCGTCATTATTTGTCATCTTTCGGAGTTTGATCAACGTCAGCATCGGCATTCGGGTTTGTTTGATCGGTATCTGATTTCTTGGTGTCTTTGTCGTTATCGACATATTCGTAAGTGTCATCGCTACCAACAACGGCTTGATCAGCTCGAATTGCTTTCTGCAGCGTGGTCGATGTGATGCCGTCTTGTGCAAGTAATAGTTTCATTACAGTTTTGCGTGACATGTTATCAAATCCAGTTTTCAAGCGTGTCGGGTGCTTGTCAGCCCATTGACCACCACCATTTTTGTATTGCTTGGAATACTTTTTGGCGTGTGCTTCTAAATCTTCAACTGACATGTAAAGCGTTTTTGTGAATCCGCTCATTAGTCGCAAATATGCAACATAACCGACAATTTCTTTGGTTAAACGATTTTTTTCGTTTTTGATCCACTTGAAATCGTACTCACCAGTTAGATGATTTTTGCCCTTGTATTCGCCTTTGCGAACTTCGGTTGCATTAACGGTTTCATATTGACCAGATCGAATTGCGAGTTGTTTCAAACCTTTTGCACGCATTTGAAATTGTGCTTTTTGCATTGGTCGACCACCGTTCGCATCTTTTGCTTTTTGAGAATTATCCCAATACGGCAATATGTCAGCGTAACCAAGTGACGGTTCGATCGGCAAATCGAGTGATGCGGCGGTAATTGCAGCGGTTAAAACTGACCACGGCTCGCAATCCTGCAACATTACGTTTTGATTGATCACTGACATGAGTGACGTTGTGAATTGCGATGCTCGTTCTTTGAGAAGATCATCAATGCGACTTTGCACATCACCACTTCGCATAAATGCTTGCAATGATGCCGGCTTATGTACTATTTCTGACATTTGTTTGAGTCCTTTCGTGGTTGCTTATTGCTTATCATTATATCAAACGTGTTCCGTTTATGTCAACAGTGTTTCGTTAAACCATGTGACGATAACGATAATATGCGAAACCGAATGCACCGATCACGGCAACTGATGCAACGATGAACGGTATTGTGTAATTTGACGATTTTTCAGCGTTTTTCACGCTTTCTTGTGATTTTTCCGCATTATCAGCCTTTTCGAACGATTGTGATTCAACTGGTGTTACATTATCGGCGATCGGCTCGATTTCATATGTTGTCGATGAACCACCGCCCGAATATGCATCATTATTGGTCGTTTTTGGCGTACTGGTGGGCTTTTGCGTTGTCGGTTGAGTATTCGTGCTATTTGATGATTCTGTCGGCACATACGGTGCGTATGCAGTTGCAGGATCAGACGGCGGCGCACATTTCGGCGAATCAAGTGGAATCGAATCACCATATGGGCAACCAGTCGGTTCAAGTTTGCATATCACTTCGCCGTCAACTTTCGTTTCGCCGATATTGTACGATCCGTCAGGGCAACCGTCATCGGCGGTATAAAAACCGCTTGGTTGATCCATTGATGCGGCGTGTGCCGGCGTATTCATGTAAATGTTCAATGCGATGATCGCTGAACCCCATGCCAATATTGCAAAACCCCAAATGATTAGTAATTGTTTTTTGTCTTTTTGTGTCATATCCCTACCCCTTAAATAGTTCATAATATTTGTACCTTTCTTCGAACTTAAACATTGTTGGTTCTTCACCTTGCATAATTTGATGCCACCACAATAACATTCGACCGGTTCGACCGTTACCGTCAACGAATGGGTGTATCTTCTCGAATTTAACGTGCATTTCAATCGGATCAGTCGATTTCCAGTAGTACAGCATCGTATATAGCCAATTATAAGCGAGTTGCATTGCCATAAACGGTTCAGGTGCCAAATAACCGCCGACACTCACGTTCACTTTGCGATATTGACCCGATTCAGTTTTGCCGAGTTGGTTTTTTGTGATTAGGTGGTGCAAATCCATTAGTGCGGGTTGCGAAATCATCGCTTGTTCGCTCAAGAATTGCCATGCGAGCATTGATTGTGCATCTTCTGCAGGATCGTCAATATTCTCGATTAAATTGCTTTGCCGAATATGCTCGGCCATGTTCCACTTCTGAAACTTGTTGTGATGATTGATCATAGCAAACTCGATTGCGTTTGTTCGCCAGTAAATGGATCAACGCTGAATCGTGGTCGTACACCAACGAAATTACCTTTGACATCAACGTATTCAAAATTCGTTTGCATGAAATCGGCGCCCTTGAAAACATCGACCAATGAAACCAAAGGTCCACGCTCTAAATCTTCTCTGATGTGATTATCTTGCATGTACACGAACTTGTTGATGCGACCGCTATCATCGCCACGCAAGAACGCCCAACCACGCCGAGTTATGATCCATTCGCCTTTGATAACTTTGCCGTCATCGTCTTTCATTTTGGCTATTAAACCGTGAAATCGTAATGCACCGAATCGACCGTATGCGGATTGACCGAAATCGATCAGGTTCAATTCAGATTTTCGAAATACTGGTTTTTTGGTATCGATCACGTGTTGTGCAGCACGTTTCAACATCAGCACTTTTAATTTGTCGATGTTTTCTTTGCGTGACGGTCGAAATATATCAAGCAATTCAAGTGATGCCTGTTCGATCGCCGTCATTGGCACGTTGTATGTATAAAGCACATCAGCGATTTTTTGCAGATCGGTTTTAATTTCTTTATGCATAGTGGCTTGGTAATTCCTTTCCAGTCGTTGCAATTATTTGTTGCTGAACAGCTATCATTTCAGGATTGCGCCATGAACCAATCCCATAAATTCGGGGCTTGGTGTAGTGGTAATGATTTTCATCGATGTGATCTTGTGCGGCTTTTTCAGTGAAAAACACACCTGTCATATGCGTGGTATCTTCGTAATAAACATGGATCGCCAATTTTTCGCATTTGTAACAGTCTTTGATTTCATCGGTGACTTCATTTTCATGCACGGTTGATTCGCCGTCATATTCATCGAAATCATCATGCTTGTCGCAAATCTTGTATTCGTAATGATCGATTTCTTCGTAATCTTCGACACCAACACGTTCACGTTGCGTTTGAATAACAAACATCGGGTATTGCGTGCCACGATTTGATTGTGTCAACATTCGTTCGCCAGTTTCAACTATTTGCTTGTAAGTGTCGTTCATTATTTTGGCAAACCTTTCTGTGCAAAATACTTGCATAATTCTTCAAAGTCACCAGGGTTCATGCCGTATGCGAGAATCATTGATTGCGTTTGCAATGCTTCGGTAATGATCAATTGTTTGTGCCGGTACGGATTTGCACTCAATGTTCGAATGCGCTCGACTTCTTGATCAACCGACATTTGTAAATAATCGGTTTTGTTTCGCTTGATCTTATCGATTAAAAGTTTGATTTTGTTTTTCATGATATTGCCACCATTTCTGTTGCGTTATTTGGTAAAACTAATTGAAAATCTTTCGGCACATTGCCTTGATGCCACAAATCATTAGTGATGATCATGCGACCGTCATTAAATTTGATTAGCACTTTTGAACCGCCCATACCAAGACCAGTTTGATGCTTGAGTTGTTTTGCGAGCTCAACCAACGTTGTTTCAGCGGTCACACGTGCATCTTGCAAGTGATTGCCGTAAATGTAGTGTTGGCCGTCAATACGAACGTGTGTCGGATTGTCACGGCCTTGCCATAATGTGATCCAGTGATCGCAATTCGGGCAAATCTTGGCTGATAACAATCGTTCACGGACTGATTCGGCGTGGCCACGTACGCCGATGATATTTCGGCATACTCGGCATATTGGTAAATCTTCGTTCATTACGCAACCGCCTTTGCGAACACGTTATCAAGTTCTTTGATTGAATCTCGGAATGACCATGCACAATAATCAGTCATCGGATCGCTTTCTTCACGACTTGGTTTGACTGAGTAATATTCACAGGTTGCAACATCAATTGCAGTTTGATCTTCGGCGATTTCATGAAGTTCGACATACGATGTTGCCAAAAAATCTTTGTCACCGTTTGTTGCGGTCATTTTGACGTTGTAACCAGTAAATGTACCGGATATGTTTGAATGACGTGCAGTTACTTCAATTTTTGTTTCGACATCTAGTTTTTCAAGTTTTTTCTTGAGTGAGATGATTTTCATAGCGTGGTTGCTCGCTTTCGTGGTTAGTTGTTTGTACTTATAATCATATCAAAGCCGTTCCGTTATGTCAACCCTGTACCGCTACTTTATTTACAGCACTTATGCTTATCTGAATGACTAGCGTTTCATCAGATTACAATGCTATAATCGACTTGTTCCGTCCGGGGTTTGCGTGGTTGCACTCGGGCGGACTTTTTGATTTAAGACCATTGCAAAAAACGGTGCTGATGAACTATCATTGAATGTACGGCACTACACGTCAGAAATGTAGTTGCCCCAATTAAATCGCATCGCAAGTGAGGGTAACTCTTGTGTTATTTGTTATGACCAGATATAATTACTATATTCTGACGTGTAGCAAATAACCTCTTAAAACACCCGAACTCGCAAGGGTGTTTTTTAATTGCTTGTAGGGAGCCGATCACCGGCAAAGGGGCAAGTAAAAGAACCTGGATCGCAAGATCACTCAGCAATGAGCACAAGTGATATGTTCGCTAGTCGTACGGCGTGTTGTACGATCTCTGCACTGCATGGCATCATGTGAACTTTAACAATTTGGTTTATACTTTGATTATGAAGTTGCAAAAAACAAATGACGGAAGAATTATGTTTTGGTGCATCGGTTGTCAGGAGTTTCATTGGTTTAACGATTCATGGAATTTAACTGGTACTGACGAAAAACCAACAGTTCAACCGAGTATTCTTGTTTCTATGCCGCCGACTGATTATCGTTGTCACTCATTCATTACAAATGGTCAAATCAAATATCTTGATGACTGTTCACATGATCGTGCTGGTGAAACGGTAAACATGATTGATATTGAAGATTAAACGAAAAGTATTCTATGCAGGTAGAGTGCGCTTCATGAGGTACCCTTAGGCGTTAGCCACTCAAAAACAGAGGGTTATTTGTCGTGGTACAATAATTGAAAAGGAGCCACGCATGTCTAAAGAAATCATCACTAAAGTCAAACTCGAATACCGAAAATTGTCGGATTTAACAGAATGGGATAAAAACCCCCGATCGATCAACAAAGATGCATTTGAACGATTGAAAACGCAAATACTGAATCTTGGCGTATACAAGCCGTTAATCGTTGATCAAAACAATGTGATTCTCGGCGGTAACATGCGTTTCAAAGCACTCGTTGATCTCAAAGTACCCGAAGTCAGTGTCATTGTGCGTGAGTGCAAAAACGACAAAGAACGAATCGAAATCGCATTGTCTGATAACGATCGTGCCGGTTACTACAATGAAACCGAGCTCGCCGAATTAGTCGAATTAAACGGCGTGAATGCTGAACTTTATTCAATCGATCTCACTGAATCGAAAACAATCGATGAAATTATCAATGCCGAACCGTCTGATTTATCCGATGACAAAGAAATCGATGCCGAAAAACTGTTGAACGGCAAAACACATACTTGCCCCGCTTGCGGTTTCGAGTTCAGTGCAGAAGAAGAAAAACAAGCGAAAGCCGAATAACATGCACCGATTTCCGTTCGAATGGACGAAAGATCAGTTGCCCGCAAAAGGTATCGAACATCACGGTGCCAAAGTATTCACCACGTTTTCATGCGGTGGTGGATCGTCATTTGGTTATAAATTAGCAGGATATGACGTGCTTGCGGCGAACGACATCGATCCGCAAATGCGTGAAGTGTATCTCAAAAATCACAAGCCGAAATATTATTTACTCGGCGGTGTCGGTGATTTATTGAAAAATGATTTACCTCTTGATGTCATGGGCATCGATGTATTGGACGGATCGCCACCGTGTAGCGTGTTCAGCACGACTGGATTGCGTGAAAAAGGTTGGCAAATCGAGAAGAAATTCAAAGAGGGCCAAGCGAAACAAGTGCTTGATGATTTGTTTTTTCAATTTATCGATCTCGCTGAAAAAGTGCAACCGAAAATCATCGTTGCTGAAAATGTGAAAGGTATGCTGATCGGCAATGCCAAATGGTATACACGTGAGGTCGTCAGGCGGTTCGACAAGCTCGGTTATAACTGTCAGGTGTTCTTGTTCAATGCGGCACGCATGGGCGTTCCACAACGGCGTGAGCGAGTATTTTTTGTTGCTTGCAAAAAAGAATACAATTTGCCACCGATCAAAATGAAGTTCAACGAACCACCGATCGCATTCAAGCATGTATCACGACCAGGTTTCAAAGTTCACACGAAATTAACACCTTTATACGAAAAATATTGGCACGCTGCACGTGGCAATGAAGCGGTCGGCAAATACGAATCAATCAAGAAACTGAAAATGACTGACGTTGCATATACGGTTAACGCCACAAAATCGCATTTCCACCCGACCGAATGCCGATCGCTGAATGAGCGTGAAGAAACATTGATCGGTACATTTCCGACTGATTACGATTACGGCAAAATTAAGCCGACATATTTGATCGGCATGAGTGTTCCACCAGTGATGATGGCTCAAGTTGCATACGAAGTTCATCAACAATGGATCAAACCATTGATCGAACAGGGTATAATCAAAACACAAGCATAATCGAAAGGTTTTATCATGGCTAGTAAAAAATCCGCACCGAAGAAATTATCAAAGGGTCCTAAGAATACATCGAAACTCAAAGGTGGTTTGAAAGCCTATTGGGATAAGAAAAACAAGGCGAAATAATCATGTCACGCAACCACGAAGATCAACCGACTGTTGAAATCGATCCACGTGAAGTGACATTGGCATATCTCGAACGTAGGCGTGCCGATTGGTTGCCGTTGTATCGCCGTGCAGAACGTGACGGCCGTATGAACGCATCATTGAATGCCGAAGCTGATCACGCATTCGAACCGATTGATAAATTGCTTGATGAATTCAATGCACTAGGCGGCGTTGCCGTTTCAAACATTGTGCAGATCGGCGAAACCGCATGAGCATGGAAAATGGCGAAATACCTGACAATGTTGAATATATTGACGAACATAATCGTGAACGTTGGTTGCTCAAGCTCAAAATTGCTCGTGAAAGCGGTCGTGTAGCCGTTTTCAGCCCGATACTTGAGCAAGATGCCATAATCATTCAGTTTCCAACACCAAACCGACCAGACGATGCATCATGATCGATCGTCAATACGTTATTAAAGGTGAGCTCGCATATTTGAACGAACACGACAAAGCCAACCGTGCAAACAAATTCGGTGGTGCAAATCTCAAAAAAACCATGACCGAACTTGTTGCATATCAATTAAAAAACCGTGAAAAAGTACAAAAACCGTGCAAAATCGCATTTATTTGGCATTTTTCGTCAGCACACGATTTCGATAATATTCGTTTTGCGTGCAAATATGTTTTGGACGGAATGATCAAAGCTGGCGTGTTACCAAACGACAATCAACGGTGGGTGACAGGTTTTCTCGGCGATTCATTCGTTAAATGTAAAAAAGGCGCTGAAAGAGTTATAATCGAAATTACTTATGACTGATGACGAATACCAGAAAGAAAAAGCCAATCTCGAAAAGTTTTTGATACCACTCAAAGATGCATTGCTCAATGATTGGAAGATCAAGCATTATTTCGAACGTGAACGGTTTGACACCGATCGTGGCCGAATGGCCGACACATCGGCTTTATGGGAATACAAAACCGCAAACATTCATTGGTACATGCCGGCAATCAAAGAGTTTTGCCCCGAACAATCTGACGTTTTCAATCTCGTGATTCATGAATACGTGCATTGCATCATCGATCCGATTTCGCCTGAAACCGACAACGTTACCAACGAACAACGATCACTGGTCGAATTCGTCACACAAACGATTGCCGATTCGATGCAACGACTGTTTGTTTCACCGTCATTGATACTTGATTATGAGAAAAAACAGGCGGCGGAAAAACGCAAGAATTCACGCAAAAAGTGATACACTAAAAATACATCAAATAAGCATTGCATAAATGGGGGAAACCATGTCGCAAAAGCACAAAGTATTTCAGCTCAACTTGTTCATCTACCTTGATGACGGATTATGGATCGATAAACAATCGGGTCGAACGTTTACGTTTTTGGCCTGTACTGTCACGGCCGAAGATTTTACCGCCGCCGAAAAATTTGCACTTGAAACCGTAAAACCGCAATATGCAGGTGTATTCAAAGTCACATTAACCGAAACAACAATTGAAGTTGATCCTGAAATCACGGTCAAACGAAGTGTTGCCGATGCCGACATAACCGATAAAAAAGTAACATTATTCGAGGACACATCACGATGAACAAGCGTAAAACCACCAAAGCAAACAATGCACCAATCAAGTTTGAAACCATATACCCGATTGCAATACGTGAAAAGGACGGTGCGTTGTCATTCACGCCCCCAGGCGAAGAATTTGCGTTTGAAGATGATCAGCGTGTTCAAAACGTCATGTTGGCACACAAGCTGAACGAAGTGATCATTGAATTGCATAAACTGCAGCGTGTCGCATTCGTGAACAACGCATTGATCGCCGATATGAAAAAAATGAAAGGTCGCCACGATGTCAGCAAAGACGCAACCGACACCACAGCCAAACAATAACGAATTGCCGAAAGTCGCACCAATTCATGATTTGACCAAAATGACACGTGGTCAATTAGACGTGATCGCCAAACAATACAAGTTACGCCCCACCGCATACGCCAATAAGAATTCATTGATAGATGCTATACGTAAAAAGCAACCGACTCAAAAGGCGGCGAAGCCGGCGAAACAAGCCAAATCAAAAAAATCTGGTGGTAAGCGTGTTCAGTCAAAAAAAATAGATTGGAACAAAGCGTTTGCATTCTACATTGAGGATCACACACGTTCTTATTCAGATGTCGCAAAAGAATTCGGAGTGACCAAAAAATCAGTCGAACGCAATGCACAGTACACGATCACTGAAGGACCTGAAAAAGGTTCATGGATCACATGGGCTGAACGTAGGCAGGAAGTCGGCGAATTGGCGAGAAAAAAAGCAGAGGAAGATTACAAAAAAACCGCCCCTGTTCGTTCGCAACAACATCTGATGCAATACCGTAATTTACAAGTTGCAATTGCATTGAAAGTCAACCAATTAGCCAATGAGGGTGAATGGTACGTTAATCCAACGACTGGTAAAAAGATCAAAATACAATCAACCGATGCACGTCAGCTTGCCGATGTATCAAAAGCAATGAAACTCGCCATTGACGGCGAACGTGTCATCATGGGCTTGCCGACATCTGTTTCAACGATCAAGCCTGGTGCAGACGATGAAACTGGCAAGGGTTGGGGCGAACTGTTAATGCTCGCAATGAAGTCAGCCAATGAGCAGTCTAAATAAAGACCAAATTCAGGCGATATTGAATCAACGTGTCGTTTGGGCTGAACACGGTGATCAATTCGTGCGTGACATGTTTGCGGAAGAATTACAGCCGTATCAAGTCGAGATATTTGATTCAGTGCATCGCAACGTTCGAACGGCCGTCAAATCATGCCATGACAGCGGTAAATCATACACGGCATCACGGCTTGCTGGTCAGTATTTGGCAACGCACCCCGATTCAATCGTATTAACGACCGCACCGACATTCAGACAGGTTGAGAACGTTATTTGGCGTGAAATACGTGGTATGTATCACAAAGCGGTTCGACCACTCGGCGGTGATGAACCATTGAAAACACGCTGGGAATATTCGCCGAACTGGTATGCGATCGGTATATCGTCACGTGATTCGAATGCAATACAGGGTTTCCACTCAAAGTCTGGTGACATATTGATCATCGTTGACGAAGGTGCAGGCGTTTCAGAAGAAGTATTTGAAGGTATCGAAGCGTTATTGACATCTGGTCATGCTCGATTGCTCGTGATCGGCAACCCGACATCATTATCAGGCAAGTTTTTCCGTATGTTCAAAGACCCGACCGTGAACAAAATCAGCATCAGTTGTTTCGATACTGGTAATTTCGTTGCAAATGGCATTAAAACAATCGAGGACCTTGAAAACTTTGATTTCGAAAACATGGTATTGCCATATCCATATTTGTTGAACCCTAGTTGGGCACACCACAAATTGTTCGATTGGGGCAAAGATTCGCCAATGTTTCAAAGTCGTGTGCTCGGCAATTTTCCTGAACAGGATAAAAACACACTCATTCCGTTGAATTGGCTCGATGCTGCATCAACCGAAGAACGCCGTGAACTTACGAAAAAGGGCGCCGCCGCATACGGTCATGACATTGCACGTTATGGTGATGACAATTCGCCGATCCTGAAACGATACGGTGATTTCATTGATTCAATATCGGTATTCAAACAAGAAGATACCATGATGACCGCAGGGCGTGCCGTTGACACGTTGCGTGACGAACTCGGCTTGTATTTCATCGATATTACTGGTGGGCTCGGTTCGGGTCCTTACGATCGATTAGTCGAATTGAATTACCCGACTGTATACGGTTTGAACATGTCATCAAAGGCAACCGATCCGGCAACGTTCATCAACTTACGTGCTGAATTGGCGTGGATCGTGCGTGAGAAATTTCGACTTGGTGAGATTTATATCCCTGATGACGATGATTTGAAAGCGGAATTATCGAACATTCATTATAAAATAGCATCAGACGGTCGCCGACAAATCGAAGCCAAAGAAGAAATCAAGAAACGATTGCATGGCCGATCGCCCGACCGTGCCGATGCATTGTTCATGAGTTTCGCAAATCCAGAGATGGGCGAAAACGGTGCAAACAAACAACAAGTCGGTTCACACAACATTTGGTCAACATAAGTGGTACAATCTAAATATATGAAAAGGAGCGATACGAATGATTAAAACTCTCACACTCGAAGAAGCAATCTCGCAAGTATTCGGCGTTAAAGACGTCAAGCCGTTCACCGATAACAAACCAATGGTCGAAGCACGTGCGTTGCTCGATGCAAATAAAATCGAATATGTTTACGAACGTGGTCAGGTTCTTGACGGCGGTATTGTCGTATTCAGTCGGGGTGCATCATCACCGATGATTGCATTAGCTGATCAGAGTTTCAAAGGTTGCGTTGTATACGGATCATTGGCACCGAAAAAGAAATCAAAGTCACAAGAACGCCGTGAAGCGATCATGAACGATGACGTTGAATCTGCACCTGTAATTACCGATTCACCAGAAAGTGAAGCCGATGCCGAAATGGTTGTCACACCTGAAAATAACGAAGAAGCGATTGCACACAACATTACTCTAAAACGCCGAAAAAACAGGAGTAAATAAACCATGTCGAGGATTAGCCGTGCAATAGCTGAAATGACTGGTCGTGTTGATCCACAATCAACATTCGGCAAAATATTCGCATCATTCTGGGCAAACGATGTCACGGCTGATTTCTCACGTTCAGATTATTTGTTATTTGAAGCCGTATATCACGCATCGATCATGAAAGACGGCAAAAAAACCGTTGGCGAAGATTTTATACTTGGTGCTGGTTTCGCAAAGCCAATCATTAACGCAACGACCGCATTCACAATCGGTCAAGGTTTCAACGTCACATTTGATGATGCTGAAAAAGGTACGCCGATTCGTGCCGCACAAGACGATCTCACACAATGGATCAAAGAACATTCAACCGACTTTTATAATCTACTCAAATACGGTTTGCGTGGCGGTGACGGCTTCATGGTGTTGCATGATGACGGTGGTATCGAATTCCTAAAGCCTGACACTGTAACGGTCGTATATGATCCAACAAACGGCGGTGTTATCGGTTATGACGTTGAAGAAGTTGTCGATAATGGTAACAACAGCAAAACAACTTACAAGCGCATTTATCGCAAGTCAGGTTACAAAGTCGTCAAAATCACTGACGGTGGTGCGGAAGAAGTATTGATCGATCGTGCATTCACGACTGACGGAATCGTTGATGTTAATCTGCTATCACAAGACGAAGAAAATTCAGACGGTTTGTTTGAATCAGATGATTTGATCGAAGTTCCATTACCAGTATTCCATTTTGCGAATGAGCTCGAACCGAAATCAATTTACGGCATGAGTGATTTACAAAACACATTGGTTTATTTCAAGGGTTATTCAAAGATTTTGCAGGAAGCCACGAAGTCAAACATCTATAACAGCACACCGATACCAATCATCACAGGCGATAATAAAGGTTTGCTCGAAGCAGACGGATCAGCCAAAAACATTTCATGGGGTCGCAACATGGTGTTGTATCTCAAGGGCGAGAAAGCCAATGCGAAATTCATGGAAGTTCCGCAGACAATGGCCGACACTGGCAAATTGCTTGAATATTACTTTTATCTGATCGTTCAAGCGAGTGAAACACCAGAATTCATATTTGGTGCTGCATTGTCGAGCTCAAAGGCATCGGCACAAGAACAAATGCCAATCATGGTCAAAAAAGCATTACGCAAACAAGCACAACTCAAGCAAGTGTTGAATGACGTTGTGAATGCATACGTTTACATGAAATACATTCAAGGCGATCAGAATTTCTTTGCCGTTTATAGCGGTCAAGTTGATTTCACGATTTCATTTCCACCGATCGTTGACGAAGATAAACAACTCACACTTGATACGATTAAAACACTTGTCGATAACGGCATATTGTCTGATGCAACCGCACTCAAGCTCGCAAACCTTGATCAGATCAGTGACATCGATGATGAACTTGCACGTGCTCGTGAAGATGCCGACCGCCGTGAAGCACGAATGGGCGTATTACCTGAACCCGCAGTTGTTGCAGATGACGAACTCGATACACTCGATGATGACGGCAACCCGATAGTGCCTGACGAAAGTTAAACATCATGGCTGATACAGCTGCACAATTACGCCGAGAATTATTGCTCGAAATTCGTGATAACGATGTTGAACTGCAAAAACTCATGGATCAAGCGATTCGTGACATCAATACCGCCGCCAAAAAGGATCGTAAAACGTTCGAACGGCGTGTATTAGCGATCATTGGTGCATTTTGGGCATCTTATGCGTTACTCACTCAAAAGTCGAATGCGGCGGTCGCACAATCGTTTGTGACGTATATCGATAACACGGTCGGCAAGAATTTGTTGAAAGTTGGTGCAACTCAAGATTACATGAATCAGATCGCACAACCACCAACGGCCAAACGACCAAAAGGCAAATTGCAATTACAACTCGAAGCGGCACACAATGCCGGCAACAAAGTCGAAGAAGCTCGATTGAATAAACTTGTCGATGCATCAATGCGAACCGATGCTGGCATGTCAACCAAAGTACGTGAAGAATTTTTGAAAGCAATGCGTGCTGGTAAACCGATCACTATGACCGAAGCACAAAAACGTGCCGGTGAAGCTGCATCATCGAAATATGCTGATGAAGTGCAAAAAGGCGTACTCGGTCGCAAACACCCGATTGATAACCGTTCGATTGAACAACGTATCGTCACATTGAAGCGTGGATCAGAAAAAGTCGTGAAAGGTTTGCTTGATATTGGTTTGAATGCCGATATGTCAGTGAATTCGATTGCTCGTGCGATCCAATCATACATTGATCCGTTGTCGCAAGCTGGAACACGTGTGACGGCTGGTAATGCAATCAATTATCGTGCCGTGCCGATCGGTAAAACATTGCCAAAAGGTTCAATCAGATACAATGCCGTGCGTATTGCACGATCTGAAATCATGTTGACGTATGACAACGCATCGAAAGATTATTACGATGATCAGCCGTGGACTGACGGTTGGAATTGGTTTTTATCAAACACGCACGCTGGCGAGGACGGTTGCGATGTGCTTGCAAATAGCAATCCACACAAAGAATTACCACGCCGACCGCACCCGCAATGTACTTGTGATGCTCGTGCCAATGTCGCATCATTAAAGGAATTCGAACAGCTTGTTAAATCGGGCAAGATTCAGTAAACTAGAAATTACAAATTAACCGTGTAACAAATAGGAGCAACTATGCAAGACACGAAGCCAAACGACAATTCAAACGCACCCGAAAAACCACAAACAGTCAAACCTGTTAAGGGTTCATTCAAACAGAGTAAAAAGAAACTCGGTCAAATGCTGAAAAATGCAAAGACTACCAAACCACGCAAAGGCACAAAGTAATGTACGAAAAACCGAAAAAGGTTCTTGTATCTGGTTCTGATAACATGGTCGTTGCACATCAGTTGAGCGATAACATGGTTGAGATCGTTCGATCCGATCAGAAGTTCATCATTACTGGTAACGACTTTTCGATCATGGCGACATCACCAAAGCATTTGAACGGTAAAAACGTTTATACGACTATCACCGCAACTGACGGCAAAGTCGATGAAGCTGATCTCGAATACCGTGCCGAAAAACAAGAAGATCAACCACCTGAAGGCAAGCAATTCAAACTCGATGCAGACGGTAACAAAGTTGTTGATGCAGACGGCAAGCCTGAATTCGAAGATAAACCGACAGAGTAATTTCTAAACTACACGATTTCGTGAGGATTAAGCACAATCATCATATTGTGTTTTTTTCGCTGATTTGTAGTATTCTATTAACATGAATAGATTTGGTCACGAAACACTTGATGCAAGCATCGCAGAGATGTCACCAACCGCAACAGGCGGTGCGATTGACGTTTCAGTTGATGCAACGAAAGTTGAAAAATTACTCAAGCGTGATCAAGACCCGATGTTCGTAACGATTCAAGTTGCACGTGAGGGAATCTCAAAGAACGGTCGTATATATACAGCCGAAACAATGCAAGAAATTGCAGATCAAATTAACACACACCAACCAGACGGTTACAAGGGTCATTTAACCGAAGCAGAACGTGCAAGTAAAAACCCCGATGCCGAAACAATTTGGCTCGGTGCGAAAGTTGCAAAAGACAAAGACGGCAAAGTTTCTGTTTATGCAAAAGGTTACGTGATGCCGAGTGCGAAGAAACGCCGAGAATATTTGCAAACTGCATTTGATCTCGGTAAAAACGTTGCGGTATCAATCTTCGGCGGTGCTGAAAAAGCCGTGTATAACGCTAAAGAAAAAGCGTATGATATATTTGGTTTACAAGTGCAGTCTGTCGATTGGGCTCGTTCTCGATCAGAGGGTATACCGAATGACGGAACGTTGATATTAACAAGTGAAATGTTTAATCCTGAGGAGGATCAAGAAATGAAGCGTGAAGAAGTAATTGCATCACTAAAAGCTGACGAATTGCGTGAGCACAATCCAACATTAGTAACTGAAATGGAAACATCAGCCAAAGACGGTTTGGTCGATCCAAGTGAATTAACCGCCATTCAAGAAATGGTCGGTGCTGATACTGCTGAAAAAGCAAAAACAAGTATCGCCGAAATGAAAACAAAACTGAACGGTTTTGAGCTCAATTCACAAATCGATAGCCGTGTCGCTGCAAAGTCTGCACGACCAGTTATCAAGAAAATGGCACTTGCCGAAATGACCGAAACAGAGACAGTTCAAGAAACTGTTGAGCGGGTCTTGCAAACGGATCAGGCAAAGGCTATCATAAAAGAGATGACGGGTACTCCTAAGGTGAACCCGACAAATGACGATCGAAGTCAGCCAACCGCACGTTCATTCACCAAAGCTCGTTCATAACGAATTCGAATAAACGAAGCGTTAATATCAAACTATTATCTGAAAGGATAAACCACTATGGGAGTTAACACTCGTAGAACAGACGGAAAGTCGGTACAACTTGTTGCACCTGCTGATGTCGTAGGTGGCGAACCTGTACTGATCAACGGTTGGTTCGGAATTGCGGACACAGACGCAGCCGAGGACGAACTCGTTTCAGTCGAAGTCGAATCAAGCGTACATGAGCTTGAATTGGTTGCGGGCACAACTGGTGTTGATGTTGGTGATGTTGTATACATTCACGGCACAACTGCTGGCGGTAACGTAACACTTGATCTTACCGCAGCTAGCGGAATCGCATTTGCGAAAATCGTTGAAGTCGATGCAACGAACAACTTAATCGTATTAGGCCGATTGCTTGAAAATCGTCCAGATGCAACATAAGGAAATATAAGAATATGAATATTTCTGAAATGGCTCGTAAGTCACGTGAGTTTATCCTCAGCGAGCAAGCCAAAAGTGACAATTTCTCACTCGAATGGGCTGAAGGTGTAAATCTTCAGGAAATGATCACATCTGATCAGGGTTCGCAAGAATTCATCGATCAGGTTTCATACGACCTATTTGACGGTGCCGAGTCTGTTGAACTCGTGTACAAGCAGTTTTACAACACAATCACTGATGCCAACCTACCAGAAATCGTGCCACTTCGTGGTGCTGATGAAATTCAAGTTGTGTTCTTGCAACACGTTGAAGGTGGCGAAGTTCAGTTTGGTGCAATGGCACCTGGCGAGCGTAAAACAGTCGAGATCCTTACATGGGCATCTGGTCTGCAGTTCACCGAAGAATTTGTACTTTACAACAAGACTTGGGAAATTAGCGAGAACAGCCGTGCGCTGGGTCGAGCTCACTCAATCTTGCGTAACCACCTTGGGCTTGGTCCTATCGTACTCGGTACGTATACGACTACTGGTGGCGGTCTTGCTGCACAGGTTGCTGCACAGAAGAACGGTACAGCTCAGTTAGTTGCTTACAGCACTAGCGCACAGGTTTCGCTTAAGAATGGACTTCGTGTTCTTCCAAAGGCAAACAAAGTATTGGTTAACTCGTTTGATTATGAAACTGTACTTGAAGCGATTGCATCTGATGTATTCGCACAAAACAGCTCATTAAAGGGTTCACTTGCTCGCCGTATCACGGCTGATCAGGTTGTGCCTTATGACGGTGAAGAAATCACTGTCGGCAAGCGAACATTCACTTACGGTGGTGTGCCAATCGGTTTCGCATTCCTAACGGTTGCTAAAAGCCAAAACTTCCGAGAATTCGTCAAGCACGAACTCTTGGTCGACAGCGATGACAATGATCTCTCACGTTTGGTTCTTGACCAGACAGTCGCACGTGCCCGACTCGGTATTTATGCCGGTATCGGTGGCGTTGACGGAGCAGTCAAAGTCGACATCACAGCCTAAACAGCTTGATAATCGCAACGAAGGATCGTACAGAAATGTGCGATCCTTTTGTGTTAAACTAATACTTGCAATCAATCATCATTAAATTGGGAGAACCAAGATATGTCACAAATAAGCGAATTGAACGAACAAGAATTATCACGTCAAACACGACCTGATCTCGAAGCATATGCAGTTGAGCTCGGATTAGTCGATGCAAAAACTTATCAAAACAAGCCGGCCGTGCTTGATGCGTTGAAGCGTGTCAAAGGTGGCGAAGATGCATCAGTCGTCAACGGTGAATTAAAAGTCGTTGTTGAAAATCCTGAAACACCTGATCCAAGCACACAAGCGCCCGATCCTACCGTCACAAATGACGAAGATGATGACGAACCCGTTGTCGAGCCTGAAACGCCTGCAAACGGCTCAAAAAAGCCAAAAAAGAACATCACACACAAGAATCAAGGCCACCCGACTGCATTTGATGCAACTGGCAAGCCAATTTACAATTAAGTGATATAATCGAATTGGTGTTGCGGTGCCCACCCCCTCAACACCACTTTGAGAAACTTATGTGATCAAGAAACCGCTATCATGGCGGTTTTTTGTTTTGTTTGGTGCTACAATTAACCTATGGATAATAAAACAACTATTCGAAACCGAATCGGCGATCAACCGAAAGTCGAAGTTGAACGTTATATTGGTGACGGCACTATCACCGCATTTGTCATTCACGGCAAAAACCCTTTTGATTTCGAAGTTTTGATCAACGATGTTACTGAAACAAATTTTGTGTTTGATTCTGAAATTTCGAAACTGATATTTGATACCGCACCTGATACCGATGCAGTGATTGTTATTAAATACAAGTCGGCCGCATTCACTGATGCCGAACTCGATTCGATATTAACGACATCGAACAACGATGTTGACGTTGCAACCGCCGAAACATTACGTCAAGCACTCGGCAATCAAGCACGCATGGTTTCATTTCAGCACGGCGATCGATCGGTCAGTATGTCTGACATTTTCAAGAATCTCATGTCATTATTGAACTCATACGAAAAGCGAATCAGTAACGAAGGTGCGAATACTGGTGCATCATTCATCATTGGCGAACGCACAATGAATGATAAGAAAAAAGGGTATCGACCCGAAGATTTAAGCAGATTGTTTGAATAGGGGTAATCATGTCTGTATTTGACGATCTCGAAACCGCTGCAAACGACATTATCATCGCCAACGATTTTCAAAACGGTGGCTTATATCGATTGGTTTCAGATTCATCACAAGACGGATTCAACGAAGAATATCAATACGAACCGCAATTTATTCGTGAAATTCGTGTTGCGATCGCCAAAGGTCAAACCGAATTCAACTCGAAATATATTGGCACGACTACCGACAAGCAAATAATTGTTAATGATGTCATTCAAATCGTTGATGCACGTGGCAAATTAAAACGATACGTTGTCACGCAATTCACGCCCACGAACGAACATACATTGCTCGATCTCGATGAGGCACGAATCAATGCCACGTAGATCATTCAAAATCAATACATCGGTCGTGCGTAAAAATCTCGGCAATTACGGCAACAATGCGATAAATGTTGCACGTACTGGTATGCAAGTCAAAATCGCAAATGATGAAAACCGTGCCAAAGCAAATCGTAAATGGAAAGATCGAACTGGTCAGGCTCGTGCATCGATCACTGGGACCGTTGAATATGACGATCAAAAAATCACTGGTGCATTGGCGATCGGTGCTGATCATGGTGTATTTCTTGAAAATGCGAACGGCGGTAATTATGCGATCGTATGGCCAACATTGCTTGAAAACCAACGTGAGTTGATTGAAATTGGTCGTATTGCACTAACATCGAGTAGAATATAAATATGCTAGTGAATAATATTGATCTCACACAAGTAATCGGCGGCGTGTTCAACGTACTCAAGAATGATGCGACACTTGTTGATCAACTTGCCGTTTCAGGTGGCATAAACAACCCCGAAAACATGGCAAAAGTAAATTCAATCGTACCGATGTCAAAGATCAATGATCAATCAAATACACGACCGACACCATTGATCGGAATTCGTTACGGAAATATGGTGCGTGCCGGCAATTCTTCGTTTGATGTTTTTGTTTTCATTCGATGCTATACTAGCATTGACAAGTCCTTTGTTACCACGAACAAGATCATGTCACAAATTAACAAGTTGCTTGATCGCCAATTCATAGATTTTGAATCAGCCGTCACCGTTCAAATGTCACTAGAACAATTGACTGGTGAGGAGTATGATGAAGGATATAAATTGAATTACCGTGAGGGGCAATTTAGATTAACAATTACGTAATATACGAAGGGAAATATCATGGATATTACAGGTTTTTACGGTTCAGGCGTCCGACACGCTTGGGTGCGAGATGCAGAAGATGAAGTATTTGACATCGATGCAATCATAACCGTTGGTGGTGACACTGACAGCGAAAGTACAGAAATACCAGGCGATGACGCTATCAAGGCGACACTTCGTTCTGCACAAAAAATCAGCATGACTGTTGAAGGTAACAGCCTATCATTCGATGCACACGCTGCATTAACTGGTAACGCCGTCACTCAGGTCGCCGCCGCTGATCCAATTCCACAAAGCGCATCAATGGCTGGTGGAACTGATAATGAGCTCAATGCACCATTTGTTGAAATCGGTGCGGTCACTGTTGGTAAAACTGCAGACGGCCGAAATGCATATCTCGTTCGAACATTCCACAAAGTTCAAGCTGGTGCGATCACCACTGAACAGGCGAACGGATCAGAAGCAACTTGGTCATTCGATGCAGTTGCATATCCAACCTCAACCGATGTTGCCGGCGAAGCACTTGCAAGCAAGCGAATCGATACACGTAAAGTTGTTATCGGTAACTTCGTTGACACAGGCGGCGCATACTAATAAACTGGTATGCATAATATAAACCACGTGAACCACGTAAAATAATAGGGAGTAACCTAGCCATGAATCCAAACGATCCAAACCAAACAACACCACAAGCATCAGACGAACAGGCGGCATCAACACCGTCTGTTCCTGATGTTCAGGCACAAGCGACTGCACCAACAAGTGCGGCATCATTCCGTGACCGTGCAAAGAAACGAAGCGAAGGTGAATTAGTCACACTCGTATCTGGTAACACGTTGCGAATCAGTCGCCCAAGCGTGAATAACCTTGTGAAAACAGGTCAATTACCGTCAGAACTTGCGAACGCTGCAATCAAAATGCAATCAGGCGGTGGCAATGTATCTGATCACGACATGAAAAAGTATGTCGAATATAACGAACGCATTGTTAAATTATCAGTTATTTCGCCAAAGATTGTCGATCAACCTGATTACGATAACGATCAAATCAGCATTGAAGATTTATCAGACGATGAACGCAATGAAATCTTGATGTTCGTCAATGGAGGTTTGGAAGCACTTGCCAAATTTCGTGGAGAGCGACCAAGCGTACCTACTGGATCAGATTTGTCGTAGATACGGCGGTCGTCCGAGCGATTACCTTGAATTAGACGAATACAATTCATTTCAGTTCGATGCTGGCGTTGCATATCGTTACAACGCCGTTGATGCTGATAACAATAATGAGAAATTTACCGCAATTGTCAATGCGATTCATCAAGTATTAAAAGGTTTCGGCGCAAAAAATATCAAACCTGAAAAATACGATCGAATCGTACCAGTACCAAAGAAGAAAAACGAAGGCAACATTATTACTGGTGGTGTTACAAATATGACTGTCACAGAAGTCGTTGAAAAGTGATAGACTTATAACATGGCAGGCGGAATATTTGTAGGATCAGTATATGCGACAATGGAACTTCAGACCGGCGGGTTTGCGGGTGATATTGCTCGTTCTCAACAGGCGTTAAATACGTTTGAAAACTCTGCATTATCCGCTGGAAAAGCAACGACTGGCTGGGCTGATACGGCTCAAGCATCGTTTGCAAACATTGGAAGTGGACTCGCTGCACTTGCAACAAAACTCGCCGTCACTGGGCTTGCTGGCGCTGCAATAGGTGGCATATTCGTCAAGAGTGCCGCCGATTTGCAACAAACATCAAAGTCATTTGAAGTGTTGACTGGATCGGTCGAAGTCGCAAACAAACTGTTCGCACAACTTGCAACATATGCGAATAACACGCCGTTCGAATTTCCTGACATTGCGAAAGCTGGTCAAACATTACTCGGTTTCGGCATTAAATCTGATCAAGTATTCGACAAAATAAAGATTCTCGGTGATGTCGCCGCTGCAACTGGTGCTGATTTTGGATCACTCGCACTCGTATTCGGTCAGGTAAACGCAACCGGCAAACTTATGGGTCAAGATGCATTGCAATTGATTAACAACAAAATACCGATTTTCAACATTCTCGGCAAAAAAATGGGTATCACGGCTGGTGAAGTTAAAGCACAAATGGAAAAAGGTGCGATCGGTGTCGATTTATTCAATCAGGCATTACTTGAAACCACTCAAAAAGGCGGTTTCGCATTTCAAGGTGTCGATGTACTGGCAAAATCATTCAATGGCCGTATGTCAACGCTTAAAGATACCGTGCTTGAATTCGGTCGTAACTTACTCGGCGTAAAAGTTGATAAAGAACTCGGATTGACGATCAAACCAGGCGGTGTATTTGACTTGTTATCACAATCGATACCGAAAATCACCGCATCATTGAGCAATCTTGCACCTGTATTGATCAGTGCATTTGAATTCATCATCAAGAACGGTAATACGATCGTTGCGGTCATCGTTGCATTCGGTGCTGCATTAGTCGCTGCAAAAGTCGCATCATGGGCGTTGTCATTGGCTGGATTGGCCGTGCAATTCCTCGTAACGACTGGTGCGATCACTGGTGCAACGGCTGCACAATGGGGTTTCAACGCCGCTGCTGCTGCAAACCCGATCGGATTGATTGTTGCGGCGGTCATCGCATTGATTGCGGTACTCGCATTCTTACAAGTGAAGTTCGACATATTCGGCAAAACATTCAGGGTCCTAAAAACAGCGATCGAACCATTTGTGAACATCATCAAGTTGCTTGCGACTGGCGATTTTCAAGGTGGCATATTTGGATTACAAGAAGATTCACCAATTATCGGCGTATTCCTGCAGATTCACAAAGTAATGAAGCAAGTTTACGATTTCACGGTCGGGCAACTCAAGTCTGCATTCACATCACTCGCCAAGATAGGCTCACAAGTCGCTGAAACGATGAAACCTGTCGTTGATGCACTCAAGGGCATATTGGCAAACAAAACGGTTCAGACGGTCTTAAAAGGCATCGGAATTGCACTTGCGGTTATCGTTGCGGCGCCTGTCGTATCATTTTTCGCTGGAATTGCGGTTGCGATCGGTGCAGTCGTTGCGACAATCACGGTATTATCAAAGGTACTTGGATTCATTGCAGATCATTTCGACACAATCAAAAAAGTGATCGCCGTCACATTGGCCGTTGCATTCTTGCCATTAACGATCGCAATCGGTGCGATTATATTGGTCGTCAAAAACTTCAGTAACATCATGACCGTGGTCGGTACGGTGATCACGGCGGTTGGCAATGCAGTCAAAACCGTGTTCAGTGCCATTTCTAGCGTGGTTACAACGGTTTTCGGTGCAATCTTTGCCGTATACAATGCGACACTTCGACCAGTGCTTGAGGGCATCGGATTCATCGTCAAAGCATTGTTCACGATTTGGGTTACGATTTGGACTGGCATCGCTCAAGTATTATTCACAGTCGTATCAACGATCGTGCAGATAATCGGCGTTGTATTATACGGTTCATTCAAATGGCTCATGGATAACGTACTCACACCTGTCGGCAAATTCTTCGCTCAAATATGGAATGGCATCGTTGCGGTTGTTTCATCAACTGCATCGGCTATTTGGTCAGTGATCACAACGACATTCACCACCATATGGAATTTCATCACGATGGTTTGGAACGCAATATACGGCACGGTAAGCGGTGTTGTTAGTTCGCTATTCAATACCGTATCAAGCGTTTTCAACGCAATCTGGTCACGCATTTCGGGCATCGTTGGTGGCATTTGGAACACCGTCAGTGGAACATTCAACAACATCAAAAACACCGTTGTTAATGCGGTCACTGATGCGGTTAATGGTGTCACAAATCTCGGCGGTCGATTCCTTGAAGCTGGTAAAAACATCATCAACGGACTTGTGAACGGCATATCGAACGGAAAAGATATGGTTGTCAACAAGATCAAAGACATTTGTAGTGGTGCATTAGATTCAGTTAAAAAGTTCTTCGGCATCAAATCACCGTCACGTGTCATGGCTCAAATGGGAACATACGTCATGCAAGGTTTCGGCAAAGGCGTTGAATCACAAGCCGATGCAATGGCAAAAACAATGTATCAGGCATCATCAAACGTTGCCGACAATTTCAAGCCGACAATCGCTGGTCAAATCGATTATTCACGAATCGGCGGTGCTGGATTTGGTCAAACTCCTGCTGGCAATAACTCAAACGTTCAAATGTACGGTAATATAAACATAGCGAGTGATGCTGACGGCGATCGATTCTTAACAAATGCCGGACTGATGCGTGAAGGTCAACTTGTAGAAAGAGGAATGGCAACACCATGAGCAGAAATTTATTCATAGATAACTTCGACCCCGACTTGATCGAGGGTTTTGAAATTGATCAAATTCGCCCCGATGCAGTACCCGAAAAAGTAATCGATGCCGTTCGATTGGCGTTGACTGACGGTAAAAAACTCATGGGCTCAAGTTTTGTTGAAAAACGAATCGTTGTCAAAGCTCATTTCTATGCTGGTACACGCCCTGCATACGAAGCTGGCCGTGATCAATTACTTGGCGTTTTGAACAGTGACGTATTAAGCACATTGCAATTCGAACAATCTGGTGAAGATCGCCGATATTATGCGACTTATGAAAATGTCGTGTTTGATTACAAAGACAACGGAACGTGCATCGTCACGATCACTTATTTGTGTACTGATCCGTTTGGTTATACCGTTGCCGAAACTTTGTTTTATGAAAATACAAGCATTACATCAGAGGTCAACGAAATCATCGAAAGCGGTGGAAACGTATATGCATTGCCGAAAATCGCCGCAGTCATTAACGACATCGACAGTGATGAAGAAGAACGAACACTGACAATTACGGTCGGTCAAGGTGCAAACAGTCGAAATATGCGTATTACCAGAATATGGCAAATCAACGACAGCTTGCGAATCGATAGCAAAAAACAACGTGTTTACGTGAACGGTCAACAGCAAAAATACTTGGGTCGATTTCCGCAATTGCTCAAAACAAACGCATTCCGATTCAACATGCTCGATGCGGTATCATTTGATGTTAATCTAAAGATCACATACAACGAAAGGAACTTGTAATGAAAACAAACTATCTTGCAAACAAAATACTCGAACACATTACAGGCAAAACAACGTATACAAAGCCCACGAACACGTTTGCGGGTCTTTTCACGGCCGATCCGACATCAGCTGGCATCACAAGCGGTAAAGAGGTTTCAGGCGGTGGATATACACGTGAACAAGTCGCATGGAGTACCGCTGCAAGTGGATTGATCGAAAATACTGCATTGATTGAATTCGACAACATGCCGGCATCTGAAATCAAATATTGGGGCATCTTCGATGCGGTATCTGGTGGCAATTTACTTGAATATTATGCGATCGAAGTACCATACAAAGTACCGGCTGGCGAAGATGTAACGATCGATGCGGGCAACCTGATATTGAAAGAAAAATAGTATGTTTCAAACTGATTGGAAAGAGGGAAAAACAGCGGGAAATAACGACTCGGTCGGAACGATACCAATATCGAATCCGACTTATGTTGTTGATGGCGATACATCGTCTATTCCTGCACGTTTCAGCTTTTTCGACAGTTTTACTCGTGACATCGTTGATGTAGGCGCCCGATTGGTCGTTGATGATGTGATCGTTGGTGACAATGAAGCCGTGCAAAACATATTCGATCCGTACAACTGGGAAACGTTTGTCATCGGATCAACAAGCAATAATTGGGGTTTAACTGATCTCACAGCATCAAAAGTCAAATCAAGTGAATTCGGCATCGCCCTATCAATGGGTTATAAAAACAAATCTGGTGGTGCGATTTATCAGCAATCGAATTACTTGGTCGTCAAAGGTTTCAATTTCGCAATACCACGCAATGCGATCGTAACTGGCGTTCAGCTTGAAGTGATCGCTGGCGGTACGTATGCAGGACCAGGCGTTGAATACGGCCAAATACAAAGCATTCGTGTTCGATTAACATACGACTTCGACTTCATTGCGATCGGTCAAGGCGAAAGTTACGGTTTCATTAAATTCAATGAGCAAGAAGAACCCGAAATCAATCAAAGCAAGTCATATCAGTATTTGACATTCGAAAAAAACGTATTTCGTGGCGAATGGAAAGATGTCGAAACCATACCAAAGCTGACATTGGCCGTTAATGAATTGCCTGGTGAATTAACTGTTGGGCTCGCACGAAATCTCGACAGTACCGAAACAGAATACGAAGAAATTGAATTATCAGGTTATGACGGCGATGTGCTTGTCGCAACTCAAAACAATGAAGCCATACTCGCAACTGCAGATATTGCATACGGCATCGGTGAAGGTACTGATCTCGAAGTCGATCACACCGTTCATGTCAAAGAGTATTATGGCGGTTATGAAGCATTATTAACGCATAGCGGTGAAGAAATATTGACACACAAGCTCGAACCGATTGCCGTGCCGAAAGGTTATCCACGTGGCCGAAATTATTATCGTGGTTATGTCAGTGATTACGGGCTCGTTTACGATGTGGATAAACAAAACACTGAAGTCAAACTGTTGCACGTATCAGACGAATTGAACAATGATATTTACAGAACACCTGACATTTTGAAACTCGATAATCTTGGTTTGTATCAAACGAACGGTGGTTACGGTTTCGGCTCATGGTTCAAACCAAGCGAAGGTATTACCGACAATCTCGGTTTTTCATTCACCGCATCAGCAACATACAAGCTGAAACGCATCGTCATTCCAACGGCTGGTTGGGATCAGAACATCATTACAGTTCAATTACGTACTGGATCGACTATTGGTTCAGGTACATTGCTCGGCACGGCACAAGCGATACTGAACGCCCCTGGTGGCGGTATAAAACTATTGTCACATGCATTCGATCAAGCGATTCAACTCACCAACGCCGCAACATATAACGTTGTTGGTGTTTCGCAATTCGAACGTCAAACATTGTCGCAATTTCCGCCTGTTGTTTGGTACATCGGTTCAACATAGGCTGGTGGATCGGCCGCACAATATACGAACGGTGCATGGTATGCAATATCAGAAGATTTATCATTCCAATTATGGGAAGAAGGTGGCGATACACGTGTGAACGAATTATCGACTGATCCGTCAGACATTCAACGCCGAATACTTGATTACAATGTCTTAAACGGTGGTCAAATCACATATGACGGCCAATCGATCAAAAACACGAACACCGATGTTTCTGCACCATTCAATACGAACACGCTCAAAGAGGGTGGCGATTACGTGTTGAAATTGTCACCGACTGATTGGTTTTACTTCATCGATCCAGGCGAATTATTGTACAATCTCAAGCCACGACCAGATGTCGTCACGCAAATATTTACTTTGCACAAAGACATCATTCGCATGAAACTCAACAAAAACATCGAACAAATAGTGAATAACACAACATTTGCTGGTGGTGGCGATCCTGCATTATTCAGAGAAGCGATCGACATCGCAAGTCGTCAACAATGGCGAAAAGGTTTGTTGAAAATGAGTGATAGCCGTGTGATCGATAACGATACCGCCGACATCATCATGGAAGCAAAAATGGGTGAATTGTCACAACCGATTTGGCTCGGCCGTGTTGAAATTTTGCGTGATGAACACTCGAAAATGATTTATCCAGGCGAACTGTCGTCATTCGCAAACTTCGATAACGTAATTGAAACATTAAATGTTTTGATCACCTCTGTTGAAGTGATGCACGATCGATTCATTGTCAATCTCGGCACACAACCACCGAAAGTCAACAAACGCATCGAAGATATTAAACGAAATCTTGATCGCATTGAGAACGAAAACAATCCTGATGCGCCGGCATAGGTTTGTGATAAACTAAACACATGGAGAAAATTACTCATGGCTAGACCAATACCAGACTTGGACCCGATCGATGCTGATGAACTCGCCGCTGACGATCAATTTATCGTTGACGACACATCGGCTCAAGAAACCAAACGCATTTCAAAAGAAGAATTAGCGAGTGCGCTTGCAACACCGTCTGGTATCGTGTCGCCATATGCTGGTATAAACGCCCCTGACGGCTGGTTAATGTGTTACGGTCAAACGATTTCACGATCAGTATATGCCGCATTGTTCGCTGCACTCGGTACGACATACGGTGCTGGTGACGGTACAACTACATTAGCATTGCCTGATATGCGTGGTCGTGTTGTTGCTGGCCAAGATGATATGGGTGGCTCAAGTGCAAACCGATTGACTGGTTTGGCTGGTGGTGTAAACGGTGACAACCTCGCCGCAACTGGTGGTTCTGAATCACACACGCTATCAACGACTGAAATGCCGGCACACGTTCACTCATACGGGCCTACTGGTTCATCTGGTGGATTCGGTATCGTTGACAGTGGTGCTGCATCATCATCAGGTTTGCGAAACACTGGATCAAACGGTTCAGGTGGCGCACACAACAACGTTCAGCCAACTATCATTCTTAATTACATCATTAAAACGTAGGATCGATTATGGAAAATTCAAAAGAATATTATCGCATATCAGAAGCCAAACTCGATGACAAAGAAATTTTTGTTGGTTATCAATATGAAGGCGAACGACCAGAAAACATCGGTACGGAAGATGCACCGTTGATCGTTACTGACGGAAATTACGTATTTGAAGATTCTCACGGCTCAAAATTTGTTGTTGCACAAGTCGATATTGGCGTTGAATATGCCGAAGTCAAAAACTAGTTTATACATTGCACAAATGCTAAACTCGTAATATGGATATTGCCGAGTTAATAAACAAGCTGGGGTTGCCTGTCGGCCTGTTGGTTTATTTCATTTGGCGAGATTACCAGACAAGCAGAGAACACAAAGCCGACATGCGTGATATTGCCGTGAAATCAGTTCAGGCAATCGATAAAAGCACGGAAGCATTAAACGATTCTGTCGATGCCATTGAAAAGTCAACGACCGCAATTGGTAACAATTCTGACATCTTAAATACCGTAAAAGGTGTATTATCAATGTCGAACAACAAAGGATCGAGAAATGTGGACGGAAATTAGCATGTTGACGGCGTTTATCATAATTTGCATCATACTATTAAGTGGCGGAGCTCGCATGTATTTCAAGCGTAAATTTGACATTACACCCGAATTAAAAATGATTCAAGATGCGACCGATCGTCACACTAAAGCAAAGCAAAGGTTGCACAATGTTCAACATTAAAAAGCCCAAATTTCGTACATCGAGTGTAATCAAGTCGATTCCGACACACATTTCAAATCGAATCAAAGCGATTCGATTATTTTTCGCTAGTAAATCCAAAGTCGATTTGATCACTGGAACGGTGATGATATTTGCACTTGTTGCATTACTCGCATTGGTTTGGTATTACGTACGACCGATTCGAACCGTTGACATTAAAGTACCAGTTGCAACCGATCAAAGTTCATACGCACCAGGCGAAAACATTTCAGGTTTATTTTTCGGTCAAACGTATTATGACGGTCATGTAAAAATATTGCGTGAAGTCTTTTGTAGCAATTATAAAGGCGTTATTGAACCACCTGCAGCATCACGTGACGGCGATTTCTTTTCAACCATAGCCAAACCCCGATATTTGGACGGATCAACTGCACCGATCGGCACATTGCCGACAAACGTACCAATTGGATCGAATTGCGTATTGCGGTTCACGAACGTTTACGAAATTCAAACACCATTCGGTATTCGTAAAATTGTCAAAGAATATTACACGCAAAACTTTGCAATAATTAGTCTTGAACGCCGTCAATTACTCGATTGCGAAGCGACTGGCCGAAAAGATTGCACGACATCACAAAATAACGGAAATATTAACAATCCGACCGATGCGAACAATGAAACCGAATCAAGCGGTTTCGGTGGACCTACAACAATTTATAATCCACCTGCAACGATCGTTCAGCCACCCGCAAACAATACCACCACCAATAACACGACAAACAATAATACAACTACAAATCCGCAACCACCTGCAACGATTCCTGAAACATGCACGATCGACATCGGCATCATTAAACTCGGTTGTAATTAGTGCTATACTAAAAAACATGAATACTAACCACGTAAGGCAAATCAAATGGTAAGTCGACCAAACATCGTCAGTTTGATTGGATCAATACCGGCAACCAATTTCACGGCTTCACGTGGCATGAAACCAACTCATACGACATTGCATCACATTGTCGGTGATGCTGGTGCAGCGATCGCCCGATTTCGTATCAACGGCGAACAAGCATCAAGCACGTTCGTCATCGGTTCTGACGGTACTATTTATCAGTTGTTGGAAATATCAGCATGGCCATATACTGACGGCAATGCAGCGAGTAATCGCCGATCGATAACGGTTGAACATGCTGGTGGTCACGCAAACGTGCCATACACCGCCGCAATGTACAAATCAGCGATTCATTTGCAAGCGTGGTTACGTCAAGAATATGGAATACCAGAAGCGAATATGCAATTGCACAAAAACGTCAGTGATCGTGCAACGGCGTGCCCTGGTGGTCTTGACACTGATATGATCAAGCGTGAAAGCACTAAATTATTGAATGGAGAAGAAATGAGCAAAGTTACAATTGAAGTATTGCGTATCGTTCACAGCGAAATGGAAGGCTGGCCATTAAAAGATACTCACGAAGGCAAATTTGATTCTCAATTTATGGGATCATGGGGCGGAACCGAAACAAACGATTTCGTTTATAAAAAGTGGGTGCAAAACGGTAAATTCCGTGCAACTCGTGAAAACTGGCGTGTATTTTACGAAAAATATGGCCCTCAAATTGATGAACTCATGAGCCGACCAACGAAACAAGTGCATGATCAAATCGTTCAGCAAAACATTGATCTTGCCGCACGAAATAAAGAACTCGAAGCACAACTTGCATTGCAATCAGACGATACAAAGAATCTGAATGCACTTGGTGTCGCATTGCGTTGGTTTATCACTCGTGTTGGTATCAGCACGAAACAGTAATATAATCAGTCAATAACAAGGAGTTATATCATGGCAAATGTTTTGAACACGAACAACAACACACCAAAGGCAAAAGGGATTCGAACCTTTTTGCAAACCGTTCTTGCAACCGTAGTTGCATTTCTGTACGGACTTTGGGAACTACCAGGCGTTAGCGAATACACGGCGAATTTTGTGCAAACACAAGGTTTCAGCCTTTTAATCGGTCTTGCCGCATTAGTTGGTATTCCGGCTGGTCTGATCGCTTATTTCCAAAATAAGAAAAACGACACACCTTACTAAATCGATTTCATAATCGTGCATCAAACGGTCGTATCATCGGCCGTTTTTTGTTATGCTTGTGCTATGAAAGCAACCACTAAATCACGAATCAAAAAAATATCAACTTTTATATTTGCAATGCTACTCGGTGCATTTTTATGCTATGCATTCATGTGGTATCAGGTATATGGCAAATTCAACGCCGTGTGGACCTGTCAGATATTTACTGGTCAGTTGAGCATCGAAGAAGATAAATATTGCAAAAAGTATCATGAGCAAAAAGCGAACAACGACTTAAAATACTATTGACAATAATGACGGCGTGTGCTATAATGTATATATCAATCAAGATAAAACAAAAACGATTGAAACAAAAACAAAGCGCAAAATTTTGACACTTCCACTCCTAGCGATAGAAGAATAACAGCTAGCCACTTGAACCCCGCAGATATGCGGGTTTTTTGTTATAATGATTTCATGATCTTCGGATCAACCGATCTAGCCAACGGCGATTCTCTGAAACGGAGTGATGTAAGCGTGCAAGCGATGAAACCTGAGAATTGAATCCGTACAGTTGGCGACTGGATAACGCTTGAAACACCGTCAGAAATGGCGGTGTTTCGCATTACAAGATGTTTTCGAATTGATCAGCGTACGTCCATCGAGCACCTTCAGTACCCCAACGTGTCGTTTGCTTAATTGCCGATCGAATAGTCCATTTGTCGCCACCACTCATGATCGTTTGATAACACGATGCACAATCACGCTTCATTTCGACATTAACAGCCCATATGACCTGTTCACGCAACGTTTGTGGCATGTCATGTCGCCGTGCAGGGTGCCACGAATTCAAACCCCATGCGATACCGTTGTCGCCGATTTTTTGGCATGGGTCGAGATGACTTTCAGTTTTCCATGATCCGATCAGTTGTATTGCACTTGATCGAGGTACACCGATTTCAGCCAATATCGCATATATTTTTGCAGGGTCTTGCGAACCGCACGATGATTCGGGCGATTGTACGACTGCTGGTGCAATGTTTGGTTGTGATTCGGGTATTGATGCCACTTTTGCCGTTTCGGGCGTAATAGGCGTGTCAGCGTTTGTCTGACGGGGTGTTTCGTGTGTAGTTTGTTCAGTTACCGTTCTTTCATTTTGTTTTTGATTAAACTCGACTTGTGCATTTGCGTGTGAGAATGCTATCGAAAAGATGACACTCGCCACCGCTAATATTGCGGTTTTTCTCATGTACAAAAATTCCTTTCGTATCTGTTACGCTCGCTTTGATTTTGTCGCAACGTGTGCAGTAGATACAAATATGATGATAGCATAACCGGCCAAGATTGATCCGAGCCCGATGTATACGACATCTGTTTTGTTCATACCAGTTGATATTAAATATGCAGCGGCACTACCAACGCCAATAACTTTGACGAATGTGATTGCCGTGAAGAATGCCAATACGGATTCTTTCCAAACTGTTGACCAGTTCGGCATCTTAAATTGTTTTTTGGTTTCGACTGGTGATGCAGTCTTTTTGATTGTTTTTTTGGTCATTGCTGATCCTTTTTTTATTGTTTTTGATTGTTTGTATCGAGATGCGTGGTTGCTTCGATACATGTATCATATCAAACCAGTTCCGTTTTGTCAATACGCTTATGGAATATCGTCAAATTTCGGTTCTTTGCCGTCAGCACCACGACCAGTCAATGCAATACGCATCGCATCGAACTTCGCTTTGCCTGTTAATGATTTATCATTCAATACACGTTGAACTTCGGGGTTATGTTTCACATTACCAGTTTGAACCGATCGTTTTTTCGAAACATCAGACCAATCGATTGATTCAACGGTCGACAAAAAATCTTCTTTGACTTTGCGTGCTGCATCGTCTTTGATCTCGCTCAATTTTTCAGGTTCGTTCAAATACGTGTTTAATTGTGCCGCCGATCCGTATGACACACGCTTGAATTCGCCGTTGGTCAATTTAATAATCGGCATTACCACAAATCCTCTGAATACAATGTGCCGTGATCAGGCTTAATTTGACCGCCGTGTATTGCGATCTGTCGAGATTCTTCACGATCCCAATAATCGCCGTTTTCATCGACAAACCCTTGTTCGTGGCCAAGCACAGGTTTATTCATGTCGGTTAAAAACCCGCATTCAACCATGTCACGAATGATGTGACCGTGCCGTAATCCAGTGAATACAATGCCGTCACGTTTGATTGCTGCAATGATTATTTTCATTTCGTTTCCAACAAATAATCCCATAAATG